CGGAATGAGGGCGTTTTTTTAGCACAACAGGCCACCCCCCCTGTCTTTTCTGGCAATTTATCCCCGATGCAGTCCGAGATTCACCAGGACAGTCCGTTCTCTGCCCGACCAGTCCCGATTGATGGTCAATAATGGCGGCTCGTAAAAAAGCCCTACGAGGGGCAACCAAGGCAAGGCTTCACAGTCCACTTCTCAAGGGCTCTACACGCTCAGATGAGATCGCCAAGATGGCAGAAGACTTAGGGACTCCGCTATTGCCGTGGCAGAAGTGGCTTCTTGATGACATGATGAAGATTGACGCTAAAGGGATGTACATCCGCAAGACAACCCTGCTATTGGTAGCACGCCAGAACGGTAAGAGCCATCTAGGTCGCATGAGGGTGATCTGGGGGCTGTTTTATGGAGGCGAGACAAAGCATCTGATCATGAGCTCTAACCGAGCCACAGCCTTAATGACCTTTCGTGAGATTGCCTGGATCATTGAGAACGCACCTCACCTCAAGGCAGGCACTAAAGCTATTCGTTACGCCAATGGTGGCGAGCGCATCGAGCTTCTAAACGGAGCAACACTTGACCTGGTATCTGATACCCGTGACTCATCTCGTGGACGAACTGCAGACTTCCTCTGGATCGATGAGGTTCGAGAGATCAGCAAGGACGGATATACCGCCGCGATCCCTACGACCCGCGCTAGACCTAACAGTCAGACCTTGCTTACATCGAATGCCGGGGACGCCTTCTCTGAGACGCTAAACAATCTACGCGAGCGAGCGTTATCGGCTCCGCCTAAGTCTTTCGGGTTCTATGAATACAGCGCCCCGCAATACTGCAAGATCACAGACCGCAATGCCTGGGCAATGAGCAACCCTGCCCTTGGCTATACCATCACGGAGGAATCACTTGAAGAAGCTGTGGCAACTAACAAGATTGAAGACACTAGAACAGAGCTTCTATGTCAATGGATTGATTCTCTACAAAGTCCGTGGCCTCATGGCGTACTTGAGGCAACCTCCGATGCCACGCTCACGATTCCGATCGGTGGCTATACGGTATTTGGGTTCGATGTATCTCCATCTCGCCGCAATGCGAGCCTCGTTGCTGGTCAGATTATGGGTGACGGGCGAATCGGAGTGGGAATCCTCCAGACGTGGGAGTCGCAAGTCTCGGTAGATGATCTTAAGATCGCTGCAGAGATCAAAGCATGGGCTGATCAATATCGTCCCAAGATGATCTGCTTCGACAAGTATGCAACGCAATCGATCGCTGAAAGGTTGTCCAATGCCGGGCAGATTACACAGGACGTCTCAGGCCAGCAGTTCTATCAGGCTTGCTCGGATCTTCTCGATGGTCTGGTCAATTCTAGGGTTGTTCATAATGGTCAGGAAGAGCTGATAAAACAGATGAATAACTGCGCGGCTAAGACCAATGATTCTGCCTGGCGCATCGTTAAGCGAAAGAGCGCAGGTGATATCTCAGCGCCAATCTCTCTAGCCATGGTTGTCTCAATGCTAATGAAACCACAACAGGTAGCGGCTATATACACAGAATAATCTACATGTAGTGTATAATTGCACTCTATGGGTATCCTTTCGCGCCTTACAGGTGCAACATCGAAGTCTGATATCGAAGCGCAGTACGCACCTCAGGTCTTGGGTGAGTATTCGCCTTATGCCATGCCCTTTCAGTTCGCCTATGTCGGACGCACAGAAGCTATGGGAGTTCCAGCCCTAGCCCGTTGCCGTAACCTCCTTGCTGGCACCATCGGCACGATTCCGCTTGAGCTCTATAAGAAATCAACAGGTGAAGAATTAGGCAAGCCACTATGGTTAGAGCAGCCTTCATATCATCAACCTCGATCAGTAACGATCGCTTACACAGTTGATTCGCTTTTATTTTACGGACAGGCATTCTGGCAGGTTGTCGAGACTTACCAGGAAGACGGCCGCCCTTCACGCTTTGAGTGGATCGCCAACAGCCGCGTCACTGCAACCCTTGATCGCGACAATGTATTCGTTAAGTCTTACGCCATCGATGGAACAACAGTCCCAATGGACGGCCTTGGCTCATTGATTACTTTCCAATCACTAAGCGATGGCATTCTCAATACTGGTGTCTCAACAATTCGCGCAGCTTTAGATATTCAGAAGGCTTCAGTAATTGCAGCAGCCACACCAATGCCTACTGGCTACCTTAAGAACACAGGCGCAGACCTTCCTCCAGCAGAAGTACAGGGACTACTTGCAGCGTTCAAGAACGCTCGCCAGAATCGTTCTACCGCATATTTGACCTCGACTCTCCAGTACGAGACAGTTGGATTCAGCCCTAAAGACATGATGTACAACGAGGCTATTCAGAACCTTGCAACCGAGATCGCTCGCCTTTGCAACGTACCTCCTTACTACGTCTCAGCAGATCAGAACACCACAATGACCTACGCGAACGTCACAGACGAGCGCCGTCAATTCCTCACACTATCTTTGCAGCCATTCATCTCTGCGATCGAAGATCGTTTATCAATGGATGACATCACAGCCCGGGGCAACATCGTAAAGTTCGACATCGATAGCAATTACCTCCGCACAGATCCATTGGTGGAGTTATCGATTATCCGTGAATTGCTTGATCTTCAGTTGATCACCCAAGAGCAAGCCATGGAGATGACAGACCTAACACCTAACGGAAGCGAAGGAATGATATGAGCGAGATGCTTACATTCTCGGCAGAACTTACGGCAGATAGCGCAGCGCGTACTATCTCTGGCAAGATCGTGCCATTCAATGGCGAGGTTGGAAACACCTCTGCAGGCGCAGTAGTCTTTGAGCGTGGCGCGATTAATATCGCTGACTCAAACAAAGTGAAGCTCCTCCTGGAGCATGATCCTAAGCAGCCAATCGGCCGCGCTCAATTCTTTAATGAAACAGAAGACGGAATCTTTGCATCTTTCAAGATTTCCAAGTCTTCCCGTGGCACAGATGCTCTCATCGAAGCCTCAGAAGAACTTCGCACTGGTCTATCAGTCGGAGTCATGGTCAATGCAGCAAAGCCTAAGAATGGCGTGTTGTATGTATCGAGCGCTGACCTGCTCGAAGTCAGTTTAGTGCAGGCCGCCGCATTTAAGTCAGCAGCCGTCACTGATATCGCGGCATCTGAAGATGAAGCCGTGGAAGAAACCCTACCAACAGAAAGCGAGACAGCCACAGTGGAAACCACTCCAGCAGTCGAAGCAACACCTACAGTTGAGGCTGCCGCAGTTGAAGCTGCTCGCCCTGCTGTAACAGCAATGGCTTACACAAAGCCACGCATCGAAGTAACTGCAGCAAAGTATGCAGAGAACACCATCCGCGCAGCACTCGGAGATGACGCAGCTCGTCAATGGATCGCAGCAGCGGCAGATACCTCAGATAACAGCGGCCTAGTTCCTACACGCCAGTTGTCAGAAATCATCAACCCACTCGGAACAACAATCCGTCCATCGATCGATGCAATCTCTCGTGGAGTGCTTCCAGATGCCGGTATGACATTTGAGATCCCAAAGATCACACAGATGCCAACAGTTGCAATCGAGCCAGAAGGTGACGCATTCAGCGACACAGATCAGAACTCAAGCTTCCTTTCAGTATCAGTACAGAAGTATGCTGGACAGCAGACATTCTCTGTTGAATTGCTTGATCGCACATCACCAGCATTCTTTGATGAGCTTGTTCGCAACATGGCAGCAGCTTACGCAAAGGCAACAAACGCAGCAGTAAACGCTGCACTTATCGCTGGCGCAACAGCAGACGGAACAACCACAACAACCTACCCAACAGCCGCAGAGCTTCTCGGTATCGTTGCTCGTGGATCAGCATCTGTCTATTCTGCAACAGCAGGACTTCCAAACCCATTTGCTCGCAATATGGTTGTATCAACAGGACAATGGTCAAACATCATGTCACTCAACGATGCAGGACGTCCAATCTACACAGCTTCACAGCCAATGAACGCAGGCGGAGCAGTAGCACCTACATCACTCACAGGTAACGTTGCAGGTCTTAACCTCTACGTAGATCCTACAAACGCTGGCGATGGAGATGGAACAATCATCATCGTGAACCCAGATGCTTACACATGGTACGAGTCACCAACCTACCGCCTACGCGCAGAATCAACTGCAGCAGGACAGGTAACAATTGGTTACTACGGCTTCGGCGCAATCGCAACCAAGGTTGCAGCAGGCGCATTCAAGAACAACAAGCAATAAGTAATACCCTAAGTCGCTGGCGGCGGAGTGCCCTTCTCCGCCGCCAGTCTTTAGAAAGGATCAGAGCATGGCATTGACAACAGTTGCAGAACTTCGCACCGCCCTAGGCGTTGGGACGCTCTACGCTGATTCAGTCCTGCAGCAAGTCTGCGATGCAGCAGACAACGTACTCTTGCCCTTTCTATGGAAAAACCAGCAATACATCATTGCTCACGGCAACACAGGGACAGTTGGAACACTTTACTTTGATCAGCCTATTCGTGAAGTTTTTTACGTTGGACAGTCTGTAACAATCTCTGGCGCTGGCACAAAGTACAACGGCACAAAGACCATCACGGGCGTAGGTACTCGATCATTTACTATTACCACAACGCACACTAGTGACAACCCTCGCCACACAGTCGAGCCTTACGGAATTGCAGCAGTTGAGACTTATACAGATTATTCAACAGTTCCGGCGATTCAAGAAGCTTCTCTAATGATTGCAGTAGATATCTGGCAGTCACGCCAAGCGCCATCAAGCGGTGGAGTCACCATCGATGGCTATCAGCCAAGCCCATATCGCATGGGTAACACTTTACTTGCCCGAGTCCGTGGCCTCCTGGCTCCATATCTCGATCCGAGATCGATGGTGGGCTAATGGCCGCCATTTCAACACTCCGCGCAGGAATTGCTTCAGCCCTTACAGATAATACAAAGTATTCAATATTCTCCTTTCCTCCTGCCACAGTCATTCCAAATAGCGTAATAATCGCTCCAGCAGATCCTTACATTTCGCCATCTAACGGATGGCATTCAACCATTTCACCAATGGCCAATTTCACTATCTCAATCATGGTTCCTTTGCTCGATAATGAAGGAAACCTCAATGGAATTGAAGAGGATGTCGTGCGGGTCTTTAACCTGTTGGCCGCTTCTTCATACACCTACAACGTCACGGATGTCTCGGCTCCAGCCGTACTCAATGCCGCTTCAGGTGATCTACTTACATGCAATATCAATATCTCAGTCCTAACGAGTTGGAGCTAAAATGTCCGAGTGGGAAAAAGAGCAAGAGGCCTTCCTGATCAAGATCGGGCAGGTAGCACCAGCAGCACCTAAGCCAGCAACTACTAAGAAAGACGAGGAATAATCTCATGGCTGTATTCTTAAACAACAAGGTCGGCGTGAAGGTAAACTCAGTCGATCTTTCAGATCACGTCACAGCAGTGACACTTAACCGCACTTTCGATGAGCTCGAAGTGACAGCAATGGGCGATGGCGGACATAAGTTCGTTAAAGGCCTTGAGGCATCATCAGTCACAATCGATTTCCTCAACGACACAGCATCAGCAAACGTCCTTGCAACCCTTCAGGCTGCATGGGGCACAAACGTCACAGTAGTCCTACTCCAGGAAAAGGGAACAGCAGTATCTGCTACCAACCCTCTCTACACAATGACATGCTTGATCAACGGCACTACAGATATCAACGGCGCAGTCGGTGACATCGGTACACAGAGCCTCACATTTAACGTCTCTGGTACAGTCGCAGTAGCATCAACAGGCACATTCTAAGAAACTAAACAAAGGGGCACAGCATGGCAAAGTTAATAGTCACAATGGCAGACAACAGCGTTACCGAGATCGAGATCACTCCTCGCCTTGAATACGCGTTCGAGCTATATGCTAAAAAGGGATTTCACAAAGCGTTCCGCGATGATGAAAAGCAGTCAGATGTCTATTGGCTAGCATGGGAAGGCCTTCGACTAAGTGGAGTCACAGTAAAGCCTTTCGGCTCTGACTTCCTCGATACTCTCAAGAGCGTTGAGGTTGCTGAGTCAGACCCTTTGGCTTAATCGGTCGGGATAGCATCCACTACCTTATTGCTCGCTTGAGCATTGAGACGGCTATCCCACCACAATCTTTAATAGACCTAGACCCATCGATGCTTCAGATGTTATTGAAAGCATTGAAAGACCGAGCAAAGGAGCAGAGCGATGCCTACAGAGCTAAAAGGCGCTAGCCAACTCCGTAAGGCTCTGAAGCAATTCTCGCCTGATCTAGACAAAGAGACCCGGGAAGAGATGATCGGGTTCCTTAAGCCATTGGTCAAGAAGGCTAGAGGATTTTTACCATCAAACTCAGAGGCTCCATCTGGGTTCGTTAAGCATAAAGTAAAGACTGCAAAGTTCCCAATGTATGACGCAGCCGTGGCGCGTAGAGGAATTGGTTACAAGCTCACACCTACCAAGCCTAATCGCCAAGGATGGGTGCAGACAGTATCAATCCACAATAAGACTGCAGCAGGCGCAATCGTTGAGACCGCAGGCCGTAAGTCAGGAATCACTGGCAACTTCACACCTCGATTCCAAGGCTCACTTGCAGGCCGTGCAAAGATGCAAGGTCGAGCCATGTTTAAGGCTTACAACCAGGATGAAGGCAAGGCCAAGGTTGGAGTGATTAAAGCACTAGAGAAGGCCGCCGCTAAGTTTAACGCGAAAGGCAATAACAATGGCTGAGTTACGCATACCGATTATCGGTGAGTTCAAGGGTAAGAAAGCATTTGGCGATGCTAACAAAGCCACCAACACACTAGACAAGAGCGTCAAGAAGTTAGGCAAAAGCCTAGCCGCAGTATTCGGAGCGCAGCAGCTTCTCAAGTTCGCCAAGAACGCATCCAAGGCCTTTATCGAAGACGAGAAGGCTGCCAATCGTTTAGCCCTTGCAGTCAGGAATCTCGGCCTAGAGTTCGAGACCCCACGTATTGAGCGATTCATCTCTGATCTCTCTAAGATGACTGGCATTACAGACGATCAACTCCGTCCAGCAATGCAGAAGTTATTGCAGACTACTGGCTCAGTCACTAAGGCTCAGGAGTTACTTGCCCAGGCAACAGACATTGCAGCAGGCTCTGGCGTTGATTACGAGACTGTAGCCAATGATCTAGCCATGGCTTATGTCGGACAGACTCGCGGACTTCGTAAGTATTCGCTAGGTCTAACTCAGGCAGAACTCAAGACGATGAAGTTTACAGACCTGCAAGAAAGACTAAATAAGCAATTCTCAGGGGCTAACGCAGAATACTTGACTACTTATGCAGGTAAGTTACAGCTCATTACTACAGCAGCAGGTGAGGCTAGCGAGAAGATCGGTGGGGCTTTAGTTGATTCTCTAGTCTCAGTCTTTGCCGCCGGTGACACTACAAAATTCGTGACACAGATCGACACACTTGCTACTAAGATCGCTAACGTAGTCAATAGCGTTGTCTTCGGATTCCAAAAGTTATACGTTCTCACTAGCGATCGCGCCATCCTTGCTAGCTTTAACCCTTTCGATGATTACGAGAAGAACGCTTTAGCCGCCATCGAGGCAGCCGAGAAGGCAGCCAAGTTACGCCAGAACGCTCCATCGATGGGCTACTTAGGATCTCAGCCATTTAACATCTACGAGACACCAGCGCAAGCCTCAGCCCGTAAGAAGGCAGAAGCCGATGCAGCCAAGCGCCAGCGCGATCTAGCGAACAATAACAAGAAGATTCTAGACACACAGAAGAAGCAATTAGCCCTGCAGAAGGCATCAAAGACACTCAACCTTGACGCTATTGGTATTGAGGCAGCCTTAAAGGGTCAGATCAGCGAGACAGATCGCCTATCTTTGCTATTGCAGAAATCAATTCTAGAAGGCAACGCTAACCTAGCCACTCAGTTGTCTGATCAATTAGAGGCAGCAATAAAGCGACAGAACGAATTGCGCCAGTTATTGATGACTACTCCAGAGGCTCCCAACCCTTTCCGTAACTGGACACTACCTCAGGACTTGCTCACCTACACCGCCGCTTCCCTTGGCGTATCTGTAGCACAATTGCAGACAACACCAGTAGCGCCATCTTCAAGCTTCTCAGATGCTCAGATGGAATTGATGTCAGCCGTCAATTCATATCAGCGAGCAGATCAACAGGCGATCAACATCGAGGTCTATCTCGATGGCAACGCAGTCACGGGAGCAATCACAGAGAGCCAAGTCAATCAGTCTCTATCTGGTACATTCAGCGACATTAACCGAGTAGCAGCTAGAGGCTCCGTAGGTATTCGATGACCCTTCCTGCCACGATATCGGTCTCCTTTGACTTTAGCCAGGGTGCAACCTTCGGCTATCCGTTTACTATTGGCGACCCGATCAACGGCGTTATTGGAGTTTCTCAGTTCGCAGCTACAGAAGTCCCAGACCCAGTAGTCGATCTCAGTAGCGTTACGCGGTCGATCAAGATCAGCCGTGGCCGTAACATCATGAGAGACACCTACGAGTCTGGCTCATGCACAGTTCGAGTGTTAGACCCTGACTCGTACTTTAACCCTCAGAACACGGCTAGCCCATACTTCGGCTACCTAACTCCGCTCCGTAAGATCCGCGTAGCAGCCACTACTGCGACAACTCAGCACTTCCTATTCTCAGGCTATGTCGATTCATATAAGTATTACTATCCGACTGGTCAGGAGATTGGCTACGTTGATATTGTCTGCAACGATGCTTTCCGTCTATTTCAGATGGCAAACGTCTCTACAGTAAGCGGAGCAACAGCAGGCCAGACCACAGGTACACGCATCACTAAGATTTTGGATCAGGTCTCATTTCCTACATCGATGAGAATTACTGACACAGGATCGACCACAGTCCAGGCAGATCCGGGCACGGCTCGCACAGCCTTGCAAGCTCTCAAGGCGGCTGAGTTCGCCGAGCAGGGCGCATTCTTTATTCGTACAGACGGCACGGCCGAGTTCAAGGATCGCAACGATGTAGTCGGATCTTTAGCACCTGCACCTATCGAGTTCAATCAAACCACGGGCATCCCATACTCAGACCTTAAATATGCCTTCGATGACAAGCTCATCATCAACCAAGCCAGCATGACACGTCTAGGTGGCACAGCCCAGACTGCCGTGAACGTTGATTCATCGGCTAAGTACTTTCCTCATGGCACTACTGTTACAGAGATGATTCTTGAGACAGATGCTCAGGTTCTAGACATTGCCAAAATATATGTAGCAACTAGAGCAGAGACCACGATCCGCATAGATGCCATGACGGTTGATTTATTGGACACAGCAGTCCCAACGGATACCATGATTGGCCTTGATTACTTTGATAATGTCAAGATCACTAACGTCCAGCCAGACGGCTCGACAATCGTTAAGACCTTGCAGGTTCAGGGCTTAGCATGGGACATCACCCCTAATAGTATGAAGTGCACAGTTACAACACTTGAGCCTATAGTTGAGGGATTCATCATCGGATCATCGACTTACGGTATAATCGGACAATCCATAATGGGTTACTAGGAGATAAACAATGGCAACAGGCTTTCCAGCGACAACAGGCGACATCTTCACAGCCGCGGACTATAACGGTTTAGTAACCTTTGAGATCAAGGCAGACCAGACAGCGGACTACACGCTGACCGTTGCTGACTCCTATCAGGTTCTAGTGCCTATGAACAAGGCCACAGCCATCGCCCTAAAGATCCCTACTAACGCTACAGCGGCTATCCCTGTTGGCTCCGTAATTACTATTCTTAATGAGGGAGTCGGCGTCTGCACCATCTCAGCCGTCACCTCTGGCACTACTACAGTCCTATCGGCTGGAGCAGTAGCGGCAGCTCCTACCCTTGCTCAATATAAGTCTGCAGCCTGCATCAAGACTGGCACAGATACTTGGTACATCGTTGGAGCCATTGGGTAATGCTCAACAATATCGTAAGTTTTTTATCTGACTCGAAATTGCCTCAGGTTATTGACTATTTAGTCGTAGCAGGCGGCGGCGGTGGATCTGGATATTTTGAGGGCGGCGGTGGCGGTGCGGGTGGTCTACGGTGCACAGTTAATGCTACAGGTGGCGGCGGTGCAGTTGAAAGTCCGTTAAGTTTAGTTTTATCAACAAATTACAACGTAACTGTTGGCGCAGGTGGCGCAGGTGGCGGTGGTGGCGCAAGTGGAAGTGCTGGGTCAAATTCAGTCTTTAGTACGATTACATCAACAGCAGGTGGATTCGGCGGAAATGCCGGCGCAAATCAAAATGCAGGCAACGGTGGTTCAGGCGGCGGCGCGGGTCGGTCTTTGACGCGAGGAGCTGGAACTCCAAATCAAGGTTTTAACGGTGGCTCAGGCGATGGTGGAACTGCATCAGTCGGCGGCGGCGGTGGTGCGGGTCAGCTTGGAGCTAATGCATCAGGATCAGTCGGCGGCAAAGGCGGAGATGGCGTTACTACAACAATTAGCGGATCTTCCGTCACTTACGCAGGTGGCGGCGGCGGATCATCTAGCGGAACAAATGGCGCAGGTGGCGCAGGTGGCGGTGGTGCGGCAGCCTCTGGAAACGCAACAAATGGTACTGCCAATTTAGGCGGCGGTGGCGGTGGATCACGTCAATCTGGTAATGGAGGCGCAGGTGGTTCTGGAGTAGTGATACTCAGGTATCCTTCAACTTTTACAATAACAATCGGCGCTGGACTATCAGGATCAACCGCAACAGCAGGTCTTTACAAAGTAACCACAATCACCTCTGGCACAGGAAATGTGAGCTGGACATAATGGCACATTACGCATTCTTAGATGAATCAAACATTGTCACTGAAGTTATTGTCGGCATCGATGAAACAGAATTGATTGAAGGACTAGATCCCGAGACTTGGTACGGCAATTTTAAGAACCAAACATGCAAGCGCACTAGCTACAGTCATAAGATTCGCTACAACTACGCAGGCGTAGGTTATACATACGATCCAATCGATGATGCCTTTATTGCCCCGATGCCTCAGTGTGGCCATGAAGGTCTATTGTTAAACGATCTAAAGAGATGGGAGTGTGCAGACTGTGAAGCCAGTATTGTGCAAAGCTGGACAACAGCTTAGAGAACAATTCGATGACACCTTCCCAGATCGTGATCGGCGTTCGGATGGATGGATCGGCGATCTCCGTCATTCAGCGCGTCCTAGCGATCACAATCCTGATCCAGCGACAGGGGTGGTTCGCGCCATCGATGTCGATCGAGATGTCCATAAGACAGGCAAGCCCGACCTCATGCCCGATATTGCTGATCAGCTGCGACTCGCTGCCAAGGCAGGAGAGAAGCGCATTGCCTACATTATCTTCGAGGGACGAATTGCATCGTCTCGCATGGGCTGGCGCTGGCGCAAGTATTCTGGAAGCAACCCGCATCGTGCTCATTGCCATGTCTCTTTCACTAAGCAAGGTGATCAAGACGGCTCGTTCTTTAATATCCCGCTACTAGGAGGCAAATAATGGAAGCAATCATCTATGCGACACTAGGGCTCATCGCAATACCCGTACTACGCACAGCGATTAAGTCCTATCGTGCTAAGAAAGCCGTAGGCGACATTGTCGTAGATGCACTAGAGGCGGCTGTTGATACAGTCGAAAATAAGAAGTGACAGAGACAGACTTCTTCACCCTTTACTTCGCCAGTCTAGCAATCGTAGGCGGGCTATCTGGGTTCGTCATTACTCATCTACTGGCTGAAATTAAGCGCCTTCATGCGCGTGTCGATGAGATCTATAACATCCTTCTCGATCGATAATTATTGACATGGCGCGCAAGAAGACAATCGATCTAGAGGCTTACTCTATGCTTGAAAGTTATTGCATTGGAATCAATGAGTATTTCAAGGCGCTTAGGAAGTCAGGCTTTACTGTAGATCAGGCGCTTTACATAGTTACTGCAGTCGATACCTACCCAGCGACCATCTTGCCTGCACCTAATTGGCTTCCTGAATCACCCGACCGCATACCCTACGAGGATGATGAAGACGAGGACTAATGAAGCGCATTGTGATCGTGTCAGACCTACAGGTCCCTTTCCACGATAGACACGCAGTCAAGAATCTAGTCAGTTTTATCAAGAAGTTTAAGCCACACGAAGTAGTCACCATTGGTGATGAGATTGATTTCAACACAATTAGCAAGTGGGCAGAGGGGACGCCTGAGGCATATGAGCAGACGCTTGGAGCGGATCGCGATGAGGCTGTTCAGGTACTTTACGATCTCCAAGTAACCCAGATGATTAGGTCTAACCACACAGACCGTCTCTATAATCAGATCATGAGGAAGATCCCCTCATTCCTATCCTTGCCAGAGCTGCGCTTCGAGAAGTTCATGCAACTCGATGAGCTTGGGATCACCTTTCATAAGAAGCCCTATAACATCGCTCCCAATTGGATAGCAGTCCACGGAGACCACACCCCTATCAAATCACAGGGCGGTCTCTCAGCCCTTGAGGCAGCCCGTAGGCACGGGAAGTCAGTCATTTCGGGTCATACTCACAGAGCAGGCAGATCATCCTTCTCAGAGGCCTCTGGAGGCCGTTTAGGGCGTGTTTTACATGGGGTCGAGGTAGGAAACCTCATGGACTTTAGCAAGGCCTCATACACCAAGGGCACGGCGAACTGGCAACAGGCATTCGCCATCATGTACGTCGATGGTAAGAACGTGCAGGTCGATCTCATTTACTTAGAGAAGGACGGTACATTCGTGGTCTCAGGCAAGCGCTATGGACGACCTAGATAACGAGCTGCATCGCACCATCGATGACCACATGGATGACGCAGAATTGTTACCATTTCGTTATCTAAATATCTAGAAATTCCCCCTTAGGGCGTGAGACAGTAGTGCCATGAGCGAAGGGCGCTCATAGAAAAGGGCACATAATGTTTGATCCATCAATGGGCGATGCAATCGTCATGATTCTTATCGGAGCCATGTACTTCCATTTAGGTCGTATCGTTGGCCATCGTGTAGGTTACCTCAAGGGCCGCAAAGCCGTGCAGGCCTACTACGAAAAGAAGGAAAAGGTAAGAGCGTGAACGCAAGTGACTTTCTCACAGAAGCAAAGGCAATCATTCAAGATCGTGGCATGGACTACGGTCACCCGTCAGACAATATGCAGCGAACAGCACGACTCTGGAGCGCATATCTCGACATGCCGCTTACTGACTATCAAGTGGCAAATTGCATGGCATTGGTCAAGCTCGCACGGAGTATGGAGTCAGCGAAAGTCGATACATACATCGACGCTGCAGCCTATATCGCAATAGCAGGGCAACTACACACACAGGAGAACGAACTTTATGTTTAATTTAGAAGATTACGAGACAGTCAGCGATCGAGTGGCTAGATTCCAGAAGTTACATCTAGGCGGGCGCATCGTCACGCATGTAGTCAGCCTCGATAACAGCAAAGGCGAAGTATTGGCTCGCGCTGAGGTCTATCGTGAGCATGAGGACACCCAGCCTGCAGCCGTGGACTATGCCTTCGGTATTGCATCGACTTATCCTCAATCAATGCGTAAGTTCTACGTCGAAGATACAGTCACTAGCGCAGTAGGCAGAGCCCTAAGCCTAGTTCTAGACACAGACAAGAAGCCTACTCGCGAAGATATGCAGAAGGTCAAGCATCATGAGGAAACTAAGAGCATCGTAGCTGAGACGAAGGCCAAGATGGCTCAGACCTCAGGCGAGTACATTCCAGTAGTAAAGGAAGACGATCCATGGACTATCAAGCCAGCGACTATGCCGCCCACAATGGAGGAAGCTGTATCGACGGTGAAAGAGATCATTGGCGGCCAGACAGAGAGGGACATCCCTCATTGCCCTCATGGTGAGATGTTTTGGAAGACAGGGACAACTAAGGCTGGCAAGCCATGGGGTCATTTTAAGTGCCCTTATGCAGTAACTGGAGAACTGACTCGATGCCCGGCACCTAATGACGTTATCTGGTACGAGATCAACAAAGAAGGCGCATGGCAGCGACAGAAAGCGAGAGTTTAATGACACACGATGAATTGATAAAAAAGGTGCAATCTAATTATGAAGAAAATAAACATTTTCGCGATCAACCTGATTGGAAATCATTTAGTGCTCTTCGTGCAGTAATCGAATTGCATGGTGAAGTCGATGGTGGTTGTCGAACTTGTAGGGCAGATTATTGGGCAGAGGATTATCCCTGTCGAACAATTGAGATTATTGAGGAGGAATTGAAATAATGGGTAAATTACAGTTTATGAATCAAGATGGGGAATGGGAATCATTTCCAACAGAGGATGAGATTCATCGATCTAAGGAAGTTCAAGCCATCCTAGAAGAGTTTACAATGATGACTAGATGCTGCCTATGCAATGAAGCTATTGCAGTTGCAGACATCAAGGTAAATCTGTTTAATAAGGCATGGTCATGCCAGAAGTGTCACGCGGTCAATGGCCTCACAAAGCCGTAAATACAGAGGATTCTCTACCGAGCGAGTGGTAGCTAAGTTCCTATCGGAATGGTGGCCACATGCAGACATCGGCAGAGGGGCTGGAAAAGATATAACACATGTCCCGTTCGACATGGAAGTTAAGGCTAGATCGGCGTTCCAGCCCAAGGCGTGGATTGATCAGGTCACTAAGCGAGCAGGCAAGACGGGGGATCTGCCTATCGTAGTGAGCCGCTTGAATGGTCAAGGGGAGAAGAGTCCACAGGACTACCTTGCATTCATGAGACTCGGTGATCTGGTCAATCTATTGCTACTTGCAGGTTACGGTGATTATGCCAATGATCTTGATAAACTAGAGCCTATGAGATGCAAGATGTGTGGCGCATGGGCGTTCACAGAAGTCTGCAGAATATGTGAGAGCGACCCAGATGCCAATCTATGAGTTCGAGTGCGATAACGAGAAGTGCGAAGCTAATGCTCGCTATGAGCAGGAGTTCAAGATAACTGAGCCTCATGACATGGAGTGCCCATTCTGTCATTCATGCATGCATAAGGTCTATAGCTCAGTAGGCATAGCCTTTAAGGGCTCAGGGTTCTATTCAACAGACAATAGATAGTGATGCATATCACAATGTATCGATGTCCGAATTGGGGTAGTTTGATATGATTTATCCTCTTGACAATGCTGGTACTCTCAGGCGAGAGCCCTTCAGGGGCTCAGCACGCGCCCGTAAGGGAAGAGCGCGAGTGGTCGCCATCGCTAGTGGGACAGCTCTATTCATGAGCATAGCTCCTGTATCAAGTGGCTCAATAGATGCCACTAAATACGTTAAGCAATTAGCAAAGCAACAATTAACAGATAAGCAAGAAGCATGTCATCATGAGATCATCTACAGAGAATCAAGATGGAATCATAAAGCTATAGGTAACCTTACAGGTACTAAGCGTGTGTATGGTCTATATCAGATTAAGAGTGAGTCTATGAGAACTGCCTCAACAGTTAAACAGTTCTGGACTTATTGGAACTATGTTACTCACAGGTATGGATGGACTGAGTATGATGAGCCTAACTATTGTAAGGCACTACATCATCTCAAGACTAAAGGATGGCAATGAGTACAAAGAGAGGAGACCCAAGAGGCACACGCCACTATAAGCGTGTAAGGCTTGAGGTCTTAGCTCGTGATCAATGGACATGCCACTACTGCATGCAGCCTGCAACCACAGTAGATCACGTCATACCTATCAAGGCAGGTGGTGATCCAGTAGCACACGATAACCTCGTGGCTTGTTGTACTAGGTGCAATAGCCGCAAGGGATCACGG